TCACACGCTGTTCTTGCAAGGCGAAACGGCTCGGCATCGCGCACTGTGCCAGGGCTGGCAGGACGCGACTGACGAGTGGCTGCAAGCGTTGGAGGATGCAAAACCGCGCATCAGCACGCCTGCTCAGCGAGCAATCTTCGCTGCGCTTAGTGATCAGTGGCAAAGCAAGCAGCAACTGATGCAGGCCAGCGGCATCAGTGATGGTGAATGGCGCACGACGATCCGGCTGCTGGAGGAACGTGGGCTGGCTGAATGCAACCTGACGGCTCGCCAGCGTCGGCATGCAGCCCAGCATGGCAACGTGGGATATCGCTACCGGCGCGGCCCGCGCGCAGACGAGGTGTGAAGTGGCGACCCTGACCAGCACTGCACGCTGCAAGCGAGTTCTTGGCATCCCTGCGGGTGTCACCATGCACGATGCGCTGCTGGACGACCTTATAGATGTGGGGGAGGAAGCAGTCATCAACTACTGCGGGATGGCTGCCCTTACGTCCACCACGGTCACCGAGATCTACGACATTGAGGCGGCTGGAACCAGCGAGCTACGGCTGCGCGCGTTCCCGGTGATCAGTGTTGCTGCAGTGGTAGCAGCTGGATCAACACTTGGGGTTGACCAGTGGTACGTGGACAAGCGGCCCGGCATCGTGCGGCTTGCTCCAAGTGGCTACTACTTCCCTGAGGGGCGGCAACGTGTGAGTGTGACCTACACGTTCGGCTACGCTACGCCGCCTGCTGATCTGCAACACGCAGCCACCCTTATCGCTGTGGCCGAGTTCAACCGCGCACGCCACGCGGGCCTGCGGAATGAAGGCGCAACCGGATACCGCTACAGCGTTGATACCAGCGGCCTTCCTGCTGCAGCCCTTACCATACTTGCCCGTTACATTCGGGTCATGCCGACGGACGCAACAGCATGAGCACCTTTTGGACACGCCCGCACGTCTATGGCGATCCTGATGATGGAATGGTGGTGTATACGCCAGAGGAAGCCGTCGTCGCCACACGTAATGCGGACGGAAGCTGGATCGCGGAAGCGCACACAACCACGGCTGAGGCAGTATTGCTGCGGAAGCGATGGCAGGCCGTTCAGCCCCCTGTGCAGCCAGTGACAGAAGCAAAGACCCGACGCCGCAAGAGTGGTGGCTGATGCGCTTCCTTGTCACAGGTGGAGCTGGCTTCATCGGTCAGCACGTGGTTCGACAGCTTGTGCAAAGGCACGGCGCGCGCAGCGTGACCGTGCTGGACGCGCGCACGCGCGCGGCGACCGGATGGGATGCCGTGCAAGGTATGATTGACGACCAGCTGTGGCGCGGTGACGTGTGCGATCCGCATGAAGTGCGTGTGTCGATGTTGGACGCGCAGCCTGATGTAGTGCTGCATCTGGCTGCACAAAGTCATGTAGATCGTAGCTTACAACAACCAAACGAAGCCATGATCGTCAACGGCTACGGCACACAGGTTGTTGCTTCCGCTTGCGCGACCGCTGGCGTGCCGCTGGTCTACTGCTCCACCGACGAGGTGTATGGACCCGTGGTTGAGGGGCAACCGTCGTTCGAAGGATTTAGCGAGGGATCTGCACTAAACCCAAGCAGCCCATACAGCGCCGGGAAGGCCGCCGGGGAGCTTGCAGTGCGGGCGATGGGCACGAGCGCGGGCCTGCGCTACGCAATCACGCGCGGGTGCAACGCATGGGGCGAGGGCCAGCTGGGCGAGAAGCTGGTGCCTATCGCCTGCGCGCTACTCCAGGCTGGGCGCCCCGTGCCGCTGCACGGTGGCGGGCACCAGCTTCGCCAGTGGATCGCGGTTGGCGAGTTTGCTGACGCCTTGTGCACCGTTTCCACGTGGCTTGCAGCCGGAAGGTTGCAAGCGGGCACGACCGTCAACATCGCAGGCCCGTGCGTGGCCAGTGTGCGACAGGTGGTGCTCGCGCTGGCTGAGCGGGCGGGTGTACCAGCGCACGCTGCGGTGGTGGACAGCCGCGACCGGCCCGGTCAAGACCGGGCTTACTGCGTGACAGGTGACTATCTGCGCCGGCTGGGATGGGAGGCACGGCAGCGCCTGTTGGATCCGCAGCATCTTGACAGGCTGCTTGCCGCGTACCGTGGCAGTGATGTTCAGCTTGCATCTTATGTGGAGGCAACGTGAGCCAAACTGATGTGGTGGGCATTGTGCCTTCCCTGGACCTGCTTCCACTTGCTCAGCCGGGCCTGCACTATGCGCGGCACGTGTTGTTTACCGACCAGCCCGGCGGTGCCCCGTTACCGGCCGTGGGGCGCGGTAGGGCGGTTGCAGCCCGGCACGGCTACCGGGCGCAGGTGGGGCGCGCCAGCCTGTTAGCAGGCGCACAACCCTACCTTTTGCGCGCGCTGGCGGTGGGCGACCTGCGTGCGGCGGTGGTGTTGTTGGTGTATGGCGATGCCCCGGCGGTACGGGATGCCGCTCAGTCGCTTACTTCGCACCACGAAGTGCATGTGGTTGATGTGGGTAGCGCAGCCTTGAGAGTGGTGGTGTCGGATGCTGCCCAGGTTGCGGTGCAGGCTTATGGGCCGGGCGGTTGGCAACCAGTACCCACCCTGATGCGGCCCGTAAGCGCCCACCAGGGCGCTGCGGCGGTGCCGGGGGTAGGGGCGGCTGCCCCGGAGGCTGCGGCGCACCCCGGCGCGCCTTTGGCGCCTGTAGCGCCCGACGTGTCCGCCCAGCTGCCGGCACCACCTGACGAGATACTGGTGCCGCCTGAGTTGATGGCTGACAACTTGGCCAGCGACAGCGACACCAGTGAAGAACAGGCCGAGCAGGACGAGGATTGATTATGCACAGCACCGTGATGGATTGGCTGCAGGGGCTGCGCCTTGCGCATCCCGCACTGTTCGCGCCGGGCGCGCGGGTGCTGGAATACGGCAGCCGCGACATCAACGGCAGCCCGCGCCGGCTGTTCCCGGCCCCGTCGTACTACCTGGGCATCGACGCTTATGCGGGCGCTGGCGTGGACGTGGTGGGCATCGCCCACGAGCACCCGCCCGAGGGCGGCCCCGTGGACGTGGTGGTATCCACGGAGATGCTGGAGCACGACCCGTTCTGGCAGCAGACCCTGCAGGCGGCGGCGGCGCACCTGCGGCCGGGCGGCCTGCTGGCGTTCAGCTGCGCGAGCCGGGCGCGCCCCGAGCATCATCTGGAGGATAGTCCAACGCCGGGATACTACGGTGGGCGTGATCCTGACGAGATGCTGGAAGTCTTGCGGAAAGAGTGCGAGTGGTCGAGCCTGCATGGCCGACTGGAGCGCAACGGGTTGGACACTTTCGTTTGGGGTGTGCGGGCGTGAGCACGGTTAGCAGCAGTGCCAATCGTTACATCACCGTACAGCGAAAGACTGCTTTCGCTCTCGTTGCTTCGCCAGCTGCGGCCAACATGACCCCGACACGCGCTTTGCTCGGTCAGGCGTTCTTACAGGTCACGGTAGCAAACGGAACGACTGGAAGTGGAACCGTGCAGCTGGTCGGTACAGCGCCGGGTGGTGCTTCACAGTCAGAAACGCTGACGTTTGCAGCAAACGGAACTCAGGTTTCTACCAAGCGTTTTGCGACGTTGACAAGTGTGGTGACCACAGGGCTTGCGAATGAAGCAGTTATTCCAACGGTTTCCGTGCAGGCAGTGAGCGCGGACGGTACGCCACAGTTCATGCTCGTGACCGTGGCGGAAAGCAAGCCCGCAGTGCTTGGATGGTCAGGCTGGATCAAGGTGCCCGTCTACAATCAGGGCACAAAGGAGGAAGATGCGGCAATCTTCCTTATTGACTATGAGGAAACTTGGGCACCGAGCGCGCAGGACTTCTTCATCGAAGATGACACTGGCGACCAGTGGCTTGTAGGTGGTGTGCGAGAGATCCGCGTTGGCTTCGGTTTCCGGCCGCATCACTGGCACTGCCGGGCAGACCGTTACGGTCCTAAGTGATCAGCCGTTCACAATCCGGCTGATGTGAGATACGCTGTGCACCCACACACGCCCAGGAGGCGGGGAGCCAGCATGAACCACGACGACGCCAACAACGCCATCATCATCGTGCCCACGATGGGCCGCCCCGACCTCGTGCTGCCGTGCGTTCAGCGGCTGGTCAGCTGCACACAGGTTGATCGCTGGCGCCTGATGCTGGTGGTGAATCCGCTGCCGCAGGCGATGGAGGACGGAACCATCGAGGCGCTGCACCAGCAGGTGTCGGCGCTGGTGCAGCTGGCGAACGCGACCAGCCCGCAGCAGGTGGAGCTGCAGTGGGTGCAGCTACCCGGCCCTGTCGGCTGGACGGGCGCGGTGAACGCTGGCGTCCAGGCCGCGCTGCAGCACGGTGGCCTTCCGCCTACGGTGGTGGTGATGAACGACGACGTGCGCGTGACGCCGAGCTGGCTGCACCGGCTGCACGGCGCGCTCACCAGCCCCGACATCAAGCTGCAGGGCGAGGTGGCCGGCTACGGCCTACAGGCGCCTGCGCACCCGGTCGCCGGGTACGGTCGGATCGGCATGGTCGGCCCCGTGTCCAACGTGGTGGCGGGGATGCAGCAGGTGCGCGCGCCCGACGTGAAGCTGCCCACCGGCAGCGCCTTCACCGCCGACGCCGACACTATGCTGGACCAGTTCGCCGGCAGCTACGCGGAGCAGAACGGGTGGACCCCGATGGCGGCCAGCTTCCTGTCCGGGCTGTGCGTGCTGTATGACCGCGAGTGCCTGCTGCAGCTGCTGGAGCAGCACGAGGGTCGCGTGTGCCTTGTGCGCCCGCAGTACGGCGTGGGCGGGTACGACGACAACGACATCGCGGCGCGCGCGCAGCTGCTGGGCTGGCGCATGGCCATCGCGACGAACTGCTACGTGCACCACCTGGGGCACCAGACGCTGGACAGCGTGTTCCCCGAGGCGCAGCGCGGGCTGGCCAACCTGCCGACGTACCTGCGCACCTGGGAAGCGTACACCAGCCGAGAGCAGCGGCTGGTTGCGGTGTGGCGCGTCAAGCTGCACGTGCCGAACGACCTTGCCATGCTGCGCGCGAGCTTGGGGCGCACGGCGCAGCTGGTGAACGGCATGGCCATCCTGCTTACCGGCAATCCCGCCGACGTGCTGGCCAGCCCGGAGTGGCAGGCTGGCATGATGCCGCCCGCCGAGCAGGCGCTGTTGGATGCGTGCCAGGGCGCCACGCTGGACGCACAGGCCGATGCGCTGCAGCGGTACGCCTTCGATCTCGCGCAAGCCAGTGCAGGGCGCGAGGTTCCCGTGCTGGTGCGCGGGTGGGCTGGCGAGTGGAACGAGCGCGACGAGCGCAACGCGGCGATCCGCCTGGGCCTGCAGCTGGCCCCCGACTGGATGATGTCGGTGGACCACGATGAGGTGGTGGAGGAACGCGTTGACCGCGAGCTTTTGCAGAAGTGGATGCGACACCCTGACCCGCTGGTCACGCACTACGACGTGGGCTGGGCGAACCACTGGGACAGCCCGCGCCTGTGCCGCGTGGACGTGCCCTGGTGCGGCCCCGACTACCGCAGCTCGATGCGCGGGTTCCGCCTGTGGCGCGTGACGCACCCGAGCGTGCAGCAGGTGCAGGCGGGCAACGCCATCGGCCTGCACTGCGGCAACGTGCCCGACGCGGGCGAGAACGCCAAGCGCGTGGCGGCGCTGCGGTTCCGTCACTATGGCTACCTGCGCCACGCCGACCGGCTGCGCAAGTTCCGTTTCTACCGCGAGAAGGACGCGCAGCCTGACAGTGTGCTCACGCAAGGCCGCACCAGTGGCGGTGGCGGGTACGACCACCTCGTGAGAGAGGAAGGGATGCAGCTGGCCCCGTGGCAGCCCGACAACGGCATCGGCTTTACGATGCTGTGGCACGCTGGCGAGCAGCTGTTCGACCTGCATCGTCACCTCGACAGCGTCTACGCACTTGCCGATCATGTGGTGCTGGTGTGGACTGGCCCGGAGGGCACCGCGCCCAGCGCCGACGTGCAGTACGTGGCAGCGCGCTACGGCGCCGAATGGGTGTACCAGCCGCTGAACGACGACCTGGGCACGGCGCGGAACGCGGGCGTGGACCGGCTGCGCGCGCACGGATGCGCGTGGTGCCTTGTGATGGACCCGGACGAGCAATACGAGAGCACGTTCCTGGCCACGGTGGCGCTGCGCCGCATGGTTGAGGTCACGGACAGCTGGGCGTGGATGTTCCGCTTCCGCAACTGGCGAGCAGACGGGCAGTGGAACTGGTCTGAGAATACTCGGCTGTTCCGGCTTGCCGGTGGCATCCTCCGCTTCAACTTCCGCGTCCATGAGACTTTGGAGCGCGGCATGGCCGAGCTGGGTCGGCGCGGCATCCACCCGCAGGTGCGCTATGCGCCCTTTACGGTTGATCACCGTGGGCTGGCCGGCGGACCCGATGCGATGCAGGGGAAGCTGGAAAGGTACACGCGCCTGTTGGTCAAGCAGATTGCCGACGAGCCGGCAAGCCCTGGCGCGTGGGTGAGCCTGGGCTTGCAATACGGCAACGACGGGCGACGTGCCGAGCAGTGGGAGTGCTACGAAGCCGCAATGCGCTGCGCGGGCACCGGCTACCTGCCTTTCCGTGAGGCGGCGCTTTACCATCTACGGGCCGCTCGCCTGCTTGTTGGTGAGGCTCAGCGAAGGCTCGCGCCCGCACACACACTGATGCCGCAGGTCGAAGCAATGCACGGGTGGCTGCGCGAGCACGCGCCTGACCAGCCCGTGTTGGGCGCGGGCCGGACGGCGGTGCCGGATGGTGTGGATCTGCACAGCTTGCTGGATGCACTGGACGCGGCATTGACCTCGCCGCATACTGTTGGTGAGGGCGGCAAGGATGCCACGTGACAAGACACGTGTGGTTGGGATCGAGGCAACGGTCATCAACCTCCGTGATCTGAAAGACAAGTTCATCCGTGCGGCGGCTGGCAGGGCATTGACCAAGGTTGGTGGAGTCGCGATGACGGCGGTATATGCCAACCTTACACGCAATGACCACAGCCTTGCGCAGCTGCGCCGCATGGATCACCCATACGCAAAGCGTCATGGCTCAATCAACATTCATCCCAGTCAGCCGCACGTCGTCCATGAGCGCACTGGCCTGATGGCCGCACGGCTGCAGGGCCTTCTGAAGTTTCGTGCTGGTGGTGGTGGCGGTTCACGCCCATACTACTTAGTCGGCTGGATGGTGCAGGTTCCAACCCACGCTCCGTGGGTTGTGGAAGGAACGCGCGTCATGCAGGGGCGTGACGTGTTGTGGTGGACGGTAAGCGATCCGGCTTTGCGACCAGCATTGCTGCGTGCATTTGTGCTGGTGATGGGTGCCGAGCTACGCACCCAGGCTGGCATCCGTTTCGGTAGTGGAGGACCCAATGTCCCTTAGTCCCGCACCGAGCATCGAGCAGGTCAAGCTTTTGCTTCGCAGCCATCTGCTTACAGATGCGGCTGTTAGCGCACTTGTGGGCGCGCAGGTGCACGGCGCTCACCTGCAAACACCGGATGCCGTGAACGCGCTCTATCCGCTGGTCGTGTTTGAGCTAATCACTGGTAGAACGGGACCAACAAGCACCTATCAGGCCATCAGGGTGGACGTTTACGCATACAGCAGAGATAGCTCCGGTCTGGCGGCACGGGTCTATGATGCGTGTGCCGCCGCGCTGCAGCACCAGCTGTTGAGAAGGGATGGCATATCGGTGGCCGGCTATTGTGTAGAAGCAGAGCGGCCAGACGATGGATGGAATGAACTGACGCGGGCTTACTACGTGCGTGGACAGTGGACGATGCGCGTAAGTTACAGGAGTGGACAATGAGGACGCATGATTGGCAGGCCAGCAATGCCCCGGCGGGGCCAGCCTTGCGGCTGCGGTGCGCCTGTGGGGCCACGCTGGCAACGCTACCCGCCCCCATTACGGCCGCGCGTGCCCGTGGGGATGGCACCGATACGGCCCTGTGCTGTGACGCGTGTGGCCGCACTGTGCGGCTGGGGGTGCAGAATGGCAGCCAACGCTGACGCACGCATTCATCGACTGGAAGTGGTGATCGACGAGCTGCAAGCGGCCGTCCAGGGTCTTTCCGGCCAGCTTGCGATGGTGGCTGCTGCCACTTCCAATAGCGGTGGTGGTGGCGACACTGACGAGGCCACCACGATGCGCGATACGGTGTGGTCGTGCGCAAGCTGTGCAGCACGACTTGGCATCTACGATGAGAAGTCGGACGAGCTGCGCGTGCGCTACAAGGATTTCATCTGCTACGTGCGGCCCGGCGCTGGTGGTGTGGTGGAAGTGCCGTGCCGTCGCTGCGGTCAGCGCAACAGGTTGGAGGATGCGCGTAGGCCATAGCCCAGGGCGCTGGTCTGTGATAACGTGCGGTTATCCCGCAGTAGACGCTGGAAGGCGCGAGCGGTGCCAAGCATCAAGCACACAATGCAAGGGAGGCACCCGTGCCGTTCAACATTCCTACAGTCACGACCAACGACATCAGCTTCGGCCCTGCCGTACTGTACCTCGGCGTCGCTGGAGCGACCCCGACCGTCGATGTCGGCTCCATCACCGAGGATGGCGTCAGCATCGAGATCACCAGCGAAAAGCGGTACATCTCCCAGGGCAACCCCAAGATCCCCGTCTACAACTTCAGCCAGACCCAGGGCGCGAAGGTGACGGTCACGGGCATCGAGTGGAACTTCGACAACTTTGCTCGCGCAATGGGTGCAGGCACCACGACCGTTTCCGGCAGCGCGGAGACGTTCAGCTTTGGTGGTGATCCCATCGTCACCGAGTGCGCGTTGCACATTCAGCACTACATGGCTGTGACCGGCAACACCATGAACGTGTACGTGTGGAAGGCCAGCTCGGACATGGGGCTGAACCTGCCGCTCGGCCAGGATGAGCACCAGTTCGAGTATTCCTACACCGCGCTGCGCTCCAACACGGACTGGAACGGCGCCACGCTGGGACCGCGTGTTCAGCTGATCAAGCTGGAGCGTCAGCTTTGATCTGATCTGGTGGTGCGTTCCAAGCGGCGCAGGGGTGGCAAACCATGCCACACTGCGCCGCTCTTGCGTTCCGGCCTGTGTGCACCCGTGATACAGTCGCGGCGACGCCGTAGGAGGTGCACATGAGCCAGAACGAAAACCACGCCCAGACCACCGACAACACTCTTTCGCCTTCCGACTTCAACGCGCAGCTGTCGGCCCTGCTGGACAAGCTTGTGCCGCCTGACCAGCTTCACGTCCGCACCGTGGATGGCCAGGACATCACGCTTCCCGGCGCAATCTCTGCACGTCGGCAGGTGCAGGTGTTCCGTACCATCAAGCAGATGGCCGAGCTTCCGCAGCTGTCCGGCGCTGTGGCGCTCGTGCGTGGTTCTGGCACTGCCGGGCTGGTGGACGCAGTGGTGCAGCTGGCTACCGACGAACAGGTGGCCGATCTACTGGGCAAGGCGTTCAGTGAAGCCTACCCGGATGCGCTTGGTGGCCGTGACCCGCTTGACGCGCTGGCGATCGAGGAGCTGGCTGTGTCCCTCGTCCCTTTCTCGGAGCGTTTCGTTCGGAGGCTGGGGCAGGGGGTGCAGGTGATCGCCAGCGGCATGAACGTGAAGGTGCCGGGCTGACGATTGAGCAGCTACAGCAGGGACTTGGCATGTTGTTCGCAAGCGGCTGGACGCTTGACGACGTTCTTGGTCTAACGTGGCAGCAGTTACAGGTTGTCAGCCAGTGCGTCGTAGCCTACAAGGCAGAGCAAGCGAACCTTGTCATGGGTGCCATCAGCTCGGCGCTTGGAGGCAAGGTAAAGAAGCAAGCGAAGCCGCGCGCCGCAAGGGTTGATAATAAGCAGGAGGGTGCAGGTAAGCAGAAGCGTGATCTGGCATCACAGCTGGCAGCCCTTGGGCTTCCGGTAGAGGACGTGTAGGCACGCATCTTGCGCCCTCGCGCGATACGATGAACAAGGGGCGCGGGCATGGCAAGCACCATCGGCAAGCTGCTTGTTGAGCTTGGACTTGATGACACCAACTTCAAGGGTGGCGTCAAGTCCGCGACTGCGGCCCTGGAACAGCTGCAGCAGACCAGTCTCATGTTCGGTGGCGCGCTTGATAAAGCTGTAACCGGCGCACTGGCGGCTGCTGGTGCGGCGATGGCAGCGTTCGGCGTTGCCACTGTCAAGACCGGCATTGACTTTGAGCAGGCGATTACGAACGTAGGAGCGATCGCTAACGCAAGTGACAATGATCTGGAGCGACTGACGGACAGAGCGCGGGAGCTTGGAGCGTCCACCAAGTTCACAGCTACGGAAGCCGCAGACGCTATGAAGTTTCTGGCCCAGGCCGGAATGAGTGTCAATGAGGTGCTGGCATCCACCGGCCCCGCCATGCTGTTCGCTGGTGGCGCGGGCACCGATATGGCGACCGCAACCGCCCTGACGGCAGCCACGCTGTCTCAGTTTCAGCTTGACGCGACCCAGGCCGGGCGTGTGTCCGACGTGTTCAGCATCGCTCTGCGCAAGTCACTGTTTGAGGTGGACAGCTTGCGCGAGGCCATGAAGTACGGCGGCACTGTGGGTGCAGGCTTTGGCTATGCGTTGGAGGAAACGACCGCCGCGCTGGCCATGTTCCGCAACCTTGGCCTCGAAGGGTCGATGGCCGGCACCAACTTCCGTATGTCGATGGCGGCAGCCGCCAACGCTACAGATGAATCAAGGAAGGTGCTTGCAAAGTATGGTTTGACGGCAGAGGACATCAACCCTGAGCTACACAGCTTTGCAGAGATCATGGAGACTGTCGGCAAGGCAGCCATGACGACCACCGATATGTTGGAGGTGTTCGGTCTGCGTAGCGGCGCAAACATCGCCAACATTGCGCGTCAGTTCGCAGACGGAACGACTGAATACTACACGCTGCTGGATGCCATGAAGAATGGCGCAGGTGAGGCAGAAGCACTGTACGGCTCAATGACGAACACGGTGCAGGGGCGCCTTGACATCGCGTTGTCTGCCTTCCAAGAGCTGATGTTGTCGCTGTTCGACACCATGAAAGGTCCGATGGCGGACCTGCTGGACGAGGTTGCGAACACAATCGCCTACGTCGCTCAGGTGTTCAACCGTGAGGCTGGCACTATCGGCCGCAGCTTTGAGGACATGGTCGGCCGTGCGGTGGCGTACCTGCGCGACAACCGGGCCATGATTGCTACGACCTTCATTGACTTCATCAAGAGCGTGCGTGGGGCTACCGAGACGCTGGCACGACTACTGCCCGTGCTGTTGCAGATCTCCAAGGTGATGATCGTTGTGTGGGCGGCAGATCGTGTGCGCGTGTTCGTCGCATCGTTGAGCAGTGCCGCCAGCGCAATCGGCGTGGTTAGCGGCAGTGTTCGCACTCTTATGCTGTCTCTTACCGCAGCTTCGGGTGGCATCTACGCTGTGGTTGCGGCGGTCGGCACCCTGATTGCGGGGCTGGTCTACTTTGCAACAGTGAGCAGAGAGGCTGAGGCGGCAACGGAACGCTTGCGTGCAGCAGAGGAAAAGCTGGCTGTAGAGCAGGAGGCAAGGGCAAACAAGCAGCGTCAGGCAGCAGCAGAGCTGGCTGCACAGCAAGCCCTGCGCATGGGCAATCTGGAACTGCTGCTGCAAACAGAAAACACGCTAAACGTGAGTCTGGAGCAACAGATCCAGCGGTTGCAGGGTCTTGACAGCGCAACCATCCAAGCCGGCTTGTCAAGTGGTCAGCTGTTCACTGCCACCATGAATGGCACAAAGGTTGTGCTTGACCACGCCACCGCGTTGCAGCTTCAGTATGACGGTACATCACAAGCAGACGCTGCAGCGGCGAGCTTCAAGACTACGCAGATGGATGCGCAGCGTGAACTTGCCAACAGCAAGCGTCAGCTTGACAAGCTCAATATTGCGATCAATGACTACGACACTTTCGTGGAGGCCGGTGGCAACGAAACTGTCGCCTACAAGGGCGTTCTTTCGACGTTCGGCGCAACGGTTGAGGAAGTGCGCAAGCGGCAGGAGGACCTGGGCCAACAGGTCAAGGATGCGCAAGCGAAGATAGAAGGGCTTGCGCAGGGTGCTGAGCTTGCGGCGCAGGCGCTGGCAAAGAAGGAGATTGCAGCAGAGCTGGCCGCCAAAAAGACGGCCATGATGGGCGATGTTGACGAGCAATCCGCACGTCAGGCACGAGACGCGTCGGAGGAATGGCGACGGGCCTATGAGGCGCGGGTGCGCGCGGTTCAGAAGGCCGAGGACGACATCGCCAGACGACGCGCAAAGGCGAGCGAGCAGGCGGCGATTGAGCTTCGCTTGCAGCTGGAAGAACTCAATCGTCTGTTTGATGCCGAGGTGTTGGCCTATGGCAAGCAGACGGACAAGATCCGTGCGGCAGAGCTGGAACGCGCCCGGATTGTGGCCGTCGTGCGTGCCGACGCGGCGCGCCAGCAGCAGGAAGAACAAGAAGCGGTACTGAAACAGCTCCGTGAGGCGTTGGCAGCCGCTGGCAGGGATGAAGCAGACCGGGAAGCGTTTGAGCTTCAGTCTCGCATCAACACCCGACGCGAGGCGCTGCGACTGGAGTTTGAGCAAGAGCTGGCGCTTTACGAGCGTGGCGCAACGGAACGGCTTGACGTGCTGCTGCGCTTCATGCAGGCACGTACAAAGCTCGAAGAAGTGGAGGCGGCAGAGGCGCAACAGCGTGTGCGTGACACCTACACACGCATCAATCAGATCATTGAGCAGCTGCAGCTTTCTGATGCAGAAGCGCAGATGAACGAGCTGCAGCGCATCGAGCTGGAGCGTTTGCGCACGCTGGTAGAGAGCGCAAACGCGACCGGGCGTCAGGTTGCCGAGATCAACGCTGTGTATGACCAGCGAGTGCTGAACCAAAAGCGCGCACTGTCAGAGGAAGTGCGTATGCTGACGGCGGGTGACTACCGGCGGGTCTATGAGCTGGAGAAGGAGCGTGACCAACTGCTTTCACGGCTGGCAGAGGATCAGCTGGCAGAGCGTGAGGCAGTCATTGCCTACTACAACGCCGCGATTGCCGACGCGCTGGCAAAAGCGGAGGAAGGCGTTGATACATTCGGTGATGTGGCCAAGCAGGTGATGGAGAATGTGCGGGCCGCTGCGGTTGATGTTGCGCGTGCAATCGGCATCGGCATCGGCAAGGCCGCGATGGGCGTGTTGACGCTCTTTGAGGAGCTGACTGGCTTCAGTTTCAGCCTTTCAGACGCAATGGAGAAAGCCAAGAAGGGGATGGAGGAAGTAGCAGCCCTGCAAGAGCAGCTGGCCGCTGGTGAGATCTCGGTTGACGAGTATGAGGAAAAGCTGGCCGCACTGCCCATGACTGCAGTGGCTGGTGCAGAAGCATACGTCACCGAGCTTGTGAATGGCGCAAGCGAGCTGCTGGCCACTTTCGTAGAGGCGGCGCCCGCAGCGTTGGAGGCGCTGGCCAATCAGCTGCCGTCGCTGCTGCAGCAGTTCGCAGACGCCCTTCCCATGCTTGCGTCAACACTTGCGCAGGCGGCTGGTCAGCTCGCGTCTGCCATCATTGCTGAGCTTCCTGCCATCATCGGCGCCCTGGCCGATAGCGTGGTGCTGCTGGTCCAGGCACTGATTGAGGACTTGCCGCTGATCGTGGATCAGCTGGTGGCGTCCCTGCAAGCTGCCCTGCCTTCACTGTTACGAGCCGTGCTGGCCGTGGTGGACTTGGTTCCGGTGCTTGTCGGCGCCGTGGCGCGCGCGTTGCCGCAGCTGGTGCAAGCCTTGATGCAGGTGTTGCAGGCGCTGGTGCCGGCGCTTGTTGATGCAGCGATCGGTGTCGTTGGCGCCGTCGTGCTGGAGCTTCCACGCATCATCCAGGCATTGACAGCCGGCGCGCTTCAACTCGTGGCCATGCTGATTGCAGAGGTGCCCCGGTTGGTGCTGGCGGTGGTTGATATGCTGCCGGCTATCGTCGCTGGCTTGATGCAGGCGGCTACGATGTTGATCTTGGAGCTGGTTCGCCAGCTGCCATCCATCATCGAAAACCTGCTGATGGCTACGACTGACATCGTGGTTGGCATCATCGCCATGCTGCCGCGCCTGATTGCGGCCATCATCATCATGCTGCCTGACCTGATTGTTGCCGTCGTGCGCCTGATCCCCGCGATCATCCTTGGTATTGCACGCGCGCTACCGCAGATTGTCACTGCAGTCATCAACCTGATCCCCACCTTCATCGTTGCGTTCATCACGCAGTTCGTGCCTGCCTTTATCAAGGCTTTGCCTGTCATTCTGTATGAGGTCACGGTCGGGCTGCTGTTGGCCATCGGGCAGGCACTCGGCTACCTTGCACGGGGCATCGGTGAGGCCATCGTCCTTGGCTTGCAGAAGCTGGTGCAGTTCTTCCGCGACGTGCTGGCCGAGATTTTCACGCTTGGCAAGGCAGAAACTGCCACGTTCGGGGACACGCCCGGAGCGGTGAAGGCGGGCGCTGAGGGCATGGCTGCCCGGTTTGCACCCGGCGACTACATCATCGCCGCCCAGCGTCCGGCAGATCTGCTCCAGCAGGCTCTCGATGCAATGCGTGGTCAGCTTGCCAACGGGCTGGCGCCCGCCGCGCGTGGTTACCTGCCCGGCGAGGTGGAGGTGCCTGCGGCGGCTGGCCTTGCCAGTGCCATGCTACAGGCCGCCACGGCTATGCAAGGCGCTGCCGGCGGTGGTGGTGGGGGCATGGGCGGCCAACGGGTGCAGGTGGTGGTGCAGGCAAACGGGCGCACTTTGGACGAGGTGCTGTTTACGGCTGGCCAGCGTGGAGAGGCACCGAGGCTGCAGCGTGAGCTTCGACGCACTACACTGCGGGCGGGCGTGCACGTCGGCTTCGACCGTGGCAAGTTCTAACGGCGGCAGGAGTGAAGCATGGCCATCATCTGGGCTTGGGGCTGGGAAGTTCGTGCACCGCTTGCCTTCTACACAAACACCGCTTGGTCGTCAGTCGGGGGCGTTGATCCAAACGAGCGCACAGTCACCCACCAGCACCCGAGCGGGTATGGCGGCGGCAACACCAGCCTGTCCTTGACGGCTGATAGCTGGCTTCGCACTGCGCCTGTGTTTTCCGTTCCCAGCGGGGGTGGCATCAACACAACTTTCCAAGCTGCACAAAACTTCAATGGTGCTTCCACCGTTCCGCTGGTCGCCGTGTATGACACTGGTGGCCTGGAGATGGCTGGCGTCTACGCCGCCGATACGGGGGTAAGCACACGGCTGACGGTCAAGCACAATGGCGTGACTGTGGGCACTACCAGCGCAACAGTGACGACTGCCCGATGGATCCGGCTTGCGCTTCGCTGGGCCATCGTGGGCGGCACCGTCACCTTGACGCTGTGGGTGGACGGCGTGCAGGTGCTGAGCCGCAGCACGGCCCTCACTACAGTCAGTGGGGTTGATGTTGCGCGATGGGGCGCGCCGATGGCTGGCGGCGGCGCTGGTACAGTGGTCGCCTACCATGATCATACGGTTGTGTGGGGCAGTAGCAGTGATCCAGTGACGAGCACCACATGGATCCAGGGCTTGCGGCCAAACGCGGACGACATCAACGGCGCGTGGTTGCCGACTGGTGCTCCGAGCAACTGGCAGGCGCTGGAAGATGCCGCTGACGCATCGTACACTTCCACACCGACCGCAAGCACCTTCCAAGTGAACCTCCAAAACCGCACGAACATCAACGCTGCCTGGACCTCACCTGCTGTGCAAGCGGTACAGGTCAACGTGGCCGCTGCGGGTGATGGAACACTGCCGACTGGAACTGCTGGGATGGCCTTGGGCGGAAGCACTGCGTCGGGCACTGGAACGGCAATGTCTCCCAGTGGTGGGCTGTGCACCTTCTTGCGCACCGATAAGCCCGGCGGCACCGGCTGGGCCGCTGCTGACCTTGACAACCTGACCCTTCGGTACGGGGCTTCCTGATGGCTACCCCTGCCTCTGGCGCTGTTGCGTCTGTCGTCCACTTCGGCATCACCAGTGGCACCGCGTTTGGAGCAACGGCAGAGGTTGTATGGGCCGACCTTGATCTGCAGGCAGACAGGGCGGAACCTCGCTCATTTCTGCTGACCCAGGACGCGGCGCTGCGCAGCAACGTGTTGTCCACTGCCACCAGTCAGCAAGGCCCGCGACTTGGAACCGCCTACCCTGACGCCACCAACGAGGGCGATCTGCTGCCTTTCTTGGCTGGAGCTTGGGATACTACGCCATCAACACCGCAACCTTCGCCTACCGGGATGGTGGCACAGCTGTTGTCTACGGGCGGTCTGTTTGAGGGTGCCGAGTGGGGCTGGCGATACCAAACGGACGACCAGTCACAGACGCGCGGCGCCCACGACCTGCGATATGAACAGGGCGTCCATCATCCGTGGAACACGGCGAAAACGGCCGCTGGACACTATGCGCTTGCCTACAGCTCCGCGTTCAATCGTGTTGTCGCGGTGCGGTTGAGAAGCGGAACGTCCGTCTTTGACATTGCTTACCGCAGCCTGTCCACTTCTGATCCCTCCGCTAACTACACCACCACGACATACACGCCTGCAATCGGGCGCGTTCCTGCCTTCACTGGCTACTCTGCGATTGTAGAGCTGCCTGACGGCAGCTTGCGGTGGTTTTATACCTACGTGCCCGACCCTTCCGGCGCCCCCGGCATGTCTGATGTTGACATGCTGACCAGCCGTGATGGTGGCGCAACGTGGACACTGGCAACGCCGGGCATCGTTTCTGCCATCTACGGTCGCACCCATCAGATCTTCGCCATGCGTGCAGCCGTGAGCGGCGACTGGCTCAGAATGGAGCTTTGGCTTGGCAGCACGGCGACGCAGGGGATTGCCAGCGTTTATAGCGGTGATCGCGGTGCCACGTGGGGCGCGGCGGTGGCCGAGCCGGATGGGCTGGACGACCTTTCCAATGGCGACAGCTTCAACGCTAACGAGCTGAACGACATCGTTGGACTTGGAACCCTTGATGGGGCCTTTTTCCGTGTCCGTGCGCTGGCTGCTGGCACGTGGAGGTATGAGTTCGCAAGCCGTGGCGGTGCCTGGGCGCCGTCTGGCTTCACCGTTGGCTTGATTAGTGCAGTCGGTAACAGCAAGGCGCTGTATCTGGCTCGTGGCGGCGCCTACGTCTACCTGCTTGTTCATACAGATGATGCGGCTGGGAACAACCGTTTCGCCAACTACAGCTTCCTCATTCCTGTAGATCGCATTCAGGCAGGATGGAGCGCCACCGCGCCGCGTGTCGGAGAGTGGGTGCTGTGGGGCGACGATATCCTGGGTCACACCGGGTCCATGCGCTACGGCCCCAAGGGCGGCACGCTGGCATGGCTGGGCGATCGGCTGGGCTTCCTGGCGGGCGGCATCGACCGTGAAACTGGAACAGGCACGGCAGACTGGAAGGCAGGAACACTTGCTTACTGGTCGGGCTACAGCCGACGACCCGTGCACCGTGAAGCTGGCGTGCTGTCCGACGAGTTCGGCAGCATGTTCACTAACTATTGGAGTTCACAATACGGGCCACCAGCCTACAGCGGTGCCAGCGCGTTCACTCCCTGGGGGGCATCCTCCGCTGGCACGCCGTTGCTCACATGGGTAGCGGACGCAACCCAGTTCACTGTAGGAACGCCCAGCCGCCTCTCCATCAGCGTCTCGCAAGCGGCTGCGGCCGTCACGCAGTTTATGGCCGACGATGGTGTGCTGGGATGGACAACCCGCGCAACGGCAGGAACGAGCAGCACGCAGCCGTCTGCCGTGACTGGGGCGGCTATGCGGGCGCCCCGCTGGGGGGCTGGCATCCAGGCACTGTCAAGCGCGGGTCTATCCTTTGCTGTTGGCGTCCACCTCTCCAGCGATGGGAGCGTCGGCATCTACGACCCCAACGCTGTCACAACTCTGTTCCTCAGCCCGCAAAACGCGCTCGCTGGCATCACGACCGGCAGCTGGTATGACTTCCGTGTTGCCATCCAAACCCAGGTCAGCACCACAAGTGCCGAGCTTTCGTGGTCGCGTGCCGGCGACAACGTGTGGAACACCACCGGGCCGCTGACGCTAACAAGCGCAGTCCTGCCGACCGCGTTTCAGCGTGTTGAGTGGGGACACCTTGCTGTCCAGGCAACCGCTACATTCACACATGAATGGCGCGAAGCATGGTGGTCGCGCGTCAGCAGCCTGGGGCAATATGGCCTGACCAATCCGAGCAATCTGCGTGGATGGCTTGCTGCGGCCGAGCCGCAACACGTGGCGCAGGGTATCAGCATCCGGTGGGGCGGTGGCGGCGGTTTTGATGGCGATACTTTCGTTGCCCCGGTTCAGTATCAGTATGGTGGCGACCAGCTTGTGACGCCCAGCCCGGAGAGCGGGTGGCGCAGCACAACGGAGGCTGAACAACAGCTGCTGCTTGACGCACAGCGAGCCTCCGTCACTGGCGATGTCGTTCGCTTCCGGCACAGTGGCTTTGCCGTCGTTGGAACCAACAGCCGCTACTTCACACTGGAGTACGGTGATGATGCCACCCTTTCATCACCCTCGCGCATCTACGTAGACGGTCTGCGGTACATCGCCACCTTGCAATCCCAGGGTCTTGCAAGCAACAGCGTGCGGGTCAACGCATCGCAGGCGGCGCAGTGGCGTGATGGAGAGCTGGCGGGGCACTACTGCCGGGCACAGGTGCACGCGCTCAGCACCAACCCGAGCATCATTCGCATCGCCACCAACCACGGCGACACAATCCACTTTGCCGGATTGACGCAGGGTCTGTTTAGCTATGGGATCACCAGCGGTGTGACCCTGGACATCTGGGCGGATCGGCACCTTCTGGCCTTCGCTGACTACCCGCAAGGTGTACGGGTTATTGCGGACGCATCTGGCACTGGTACACGGCGCGCCGACAACGACTTCCCTCGCTACCTGCGCATCACCATTCCATCCGATGCTGTGCAGGGTGCGCCGCCCGAGGGCTATTGGCGTATCGGTTCGATTGTCGCTGGCATGACCTTGCCGTTTAGCGTTCCGCTTGACTGGAACACCGGGGATGAACAGTCAGGGAATGTTGAGTTTACAACCGCTGTTTCTGGCGCCCGTACAGCTTACGTCGCCGGCACTCCGCGTCGTGTCGTTACTGGGAACAGTCAAGGTGATGTTGAGCGTTGGCGTGAGGCTTTCCGTGCAACGATGCGTCACCTTGGCCGGTATGGCGCGCATCCACTCGTGCTGTGCAGCGACGATCAAAAGCAAAGCCTCTCCATGCTTTACTCACGCTTCATGGGTAGCACCGAGCTGGCGAATGCCGGATGGCGGTACGATACAACGCTCCAGAGGTGGGTGCAGGTGGGCGACTTGGCAGTGACCTTTGAGGAGGAGGTGTGAGCAGTCTTTACCTGCAGCACCCGGCTTTCACTCGCTGGCGCACCGGGCGCTTTGGCGCTCGTGGGTTGAGCAGCAGCTACTGGCAGGGCGTGCTGCAGATCGACCCTCAGCTATATGGCCTTGCCGTTTGTGTAGAGCTTGTCTTTGGCGATGATCATGTGGTGCGGGTTGCGAACAGGCAGTGCAGCACACGTAGCAGCCTGACGGGCGAGGTTCAGTCCTGGCACGGGTTGTTGAGCGACAGCATCAGCATCACGATGGACTATCAGCTTGCGAGCGGGTCCAGCACGGCAAAGACGTTGTCTGTCACTGTTCCCAACGCACTGGTCAACGCAGCGGGGCTGATTGCGGCGGGTCGGTTGCTGTCTGGCGTGGCAGAGGTGTCGCTGAACGTAGACGGTGGAGATCACGACCAGCGCATTGTTCTCATCCGTGGTGATATGGATGATGTTCAGTTTGGCGCTATCGCTCAGGTTGTTTCCTGCACCGTGACTGACCCGCTGGCCAGCTGTGACCAGCAGTTACCACCGTATGTTTTGACTTCCGAGCGCATCAGCGGACTGCCATCGGCAAGTGAGGGCCAACGGCTACCAGTCGTTCTGCCTTCGTTCGACCCGCTTCCTGCCATCCTCGTCTCGTCGTCTGTTTCGACGCCCGCCTATGCTGTGTGCCACGGACACCTGACGATTACAGCCGTGTATGTGGATGGTGCTGCCTATACGTCAACCTCCATTTACTACCCGTGGGCGCAGGTCAACGCGGTGGACGCAATGGGCGAGCCATACACTCGTCTGTCCTTTACCGGCGGACTATCTGGCTTTTCTGGTGATGAAGCTGTATATGTGTCGGTTAGCGGTGGGCCGAGTGATGGCACGCCCACAACCATCATTCGTGAGCTTGTGGAGGGCTACACCACACTTGGACCTGCTGGAGCCTCACACGGCTTGTTTGCGGAGGCGCAGGCAAAGCTCGGCTCACGTATGGCTGCACGCTGCGCCGTCAACGCCAGCGGCGCATCCAACACGACTGTCATTGCCTTCATCGAGGGGGAGTTCCTTACAAGCTTTCCGATGGTGTCGATGATCTGGGAAGGTGGTGGGTACGGCCCGATTGTCACTGACAGGCGTGCTCCACCCGTGTTGTCTTTGGTCGCTGACCAGTGGCCCCTGCTTGATAGGGCCACGAGCGTTTCAGAAAGCCCACGTTCCAATCTGCAAAACACCTTCACCATGCAGTACGGATACGACCCGCTGACCGATGCCTACACTGGCGTCGTGCAGCGTGACCCGACGAACAGCCTGCTGTGTCAGATTAGCCGGCAGATGGTGGGCGAGCGTCAAGGCGACGTTGTGGAGAGCCTGTGGATTGCTGAACAGCAGGTGGCAGAGGCGGTGGTGGACTGGCTGGTGGAGCATACGGCGCTGCCCAGCTATCGTGTCGATTATCTTGCTGCACCTTGGGTTTTGCTTCATCTGCGGCGTGGCGACACAGTGTTGCTGACGGATGCCGAGTTTGGGTGGTCAGAGCAGCGCGCAACGGTTGAGTCAATCACCTACACACCGTCTGCGTGCACGCTTGGACTGCGCGTGTGGGCGCGCTACTACGCCCTCGGCGGCGGTAGTGCATCAGCAAGCATGGCCGGGGGTGCATGATGTCCGGTCGTGCTGGTGGCGGTGGTAGCCCTGCCGAGCGCATCGCGCTACTCAACCTTGCCGGTCACGCGCCTAAGCTTGGATCAAGTGCTACGGTGCAGACAGCCGAGGGGTCCACGCTTTCGTGGAACCCGGCTACGCTGTCGTTCGACCTTGTGTCTGGTGGTCAGGGTGGCGGCGCGCCCACCGACGCCAGCTACGTGGTCATCGGGACAAGCGCGGGCCTTACTGCAGAACGAGTGCTGACCGCAGGTGTTGGCCTTACCTTGGCCGATGGCGGCCCTGGTGGTCCTGTGTCTCTGGCCGTAGGCGTCGCCGGGCAGACCACGGGCGACCTGCTGGTACGCGATACACAAGGCACGTGGGCGCGCCTTGCGGTGGGCACGGCTGGCCGAGTGCTGGCAAGCCAGGGCGCGGGGCAGCTGCCCAGCTACGTGCCGGCGCCGCTGCATCAGCCGATGGTGTGGTGCGGGCAGCAGCTTGTCACAGACCGCGACGGTGTGCGCGTGCTGGCTGCCGTGCCGTGGAACCCTGCCGACTACCCTGACGGGCGCACGGTGCGCCTGCAGTCCGTGCTCAGCACTGCCGGCGGGTGGCAGGTGCGGGTCCGGCTGTGGAACGTGGGCGATGCCGAGTACGTGACGGGTGCTGTGGTGGCGCGCACGGGGGCTGCGCCCGTGGCCGTGCTCAGCGCGGGCCTGACCGTTGGCACGCAGCCGGGTAACCTGCGGTCCAGCTCGCGAGTGTACGAGCTGCACGCCGATCTCGTGGACGCCAGCGACCCGGACGACCTTGGCATCGTTGGCTTCGCCGGCCTGCGCATCGAGTAGGGAGGCATCGTGCTGCAGTACGTAAACCGTGCACGTCGGGTAAGTGATGGCGTGCTGGTGTATTGGACAACCGAGGACAACCCGGACCCGCTGCTGCAGGCGACCACAGCGCCCAGCCCCGCCCAGGACTACACTGGCGCGGTGGTGGTGGCTACGCGCGCCGTGCGCGCCGCGCTGCTGCGTGCCGACCTGACCGCTCAGGTGGATGGTGTGCGCACCGTGTTCACTGTGCCTGCTGCGTATTATCCCGGTAGCCTCCAAGTATATGACAGCGGCCAGCGGCTACGGCTAACAGACTTTTCGGAAAGCTCGTCCACCACCTTCACACTACCCTTCCCCCCAGCCTCTCCAAGCGGTATAGAGGTGGCTTACCGACCTGCGTAGACGGGCCACCAGCACAGCACTCAACGGCACTCACCGCTTGGAGCAGTCATGGCCCTGCAGTTCGTTACCCGGCAGTTCGCAGACCTCAGCATCACCACCGGCAAGCTGGCTGACAACGCCGTCACCGCCGGCAAGCTCGCGAACGATGCGGTGGATACCGCCGCCATCCTTGATCTGAACGTCACCACCGGAAAGCTCGCGGCCAACGCCGTGACCGCCGGCAAGGCTGACCTCACCGGCACGTGGAGCTTCACCAGCGGCACCCTGCGCGCTGCGGCCCCGAGCGCGTCCGACGACGTGGCGACGAAGTCCTACGTGGACGGCGTGGCCCAGGGCATCAAGTGGAAGCAGCCCGCCCGCGTGGTGGCCATCGCCAACGTGGACATCAGCACGGCGCTGGCGGCGGGGCAGACCGTGGACGGCGTGACGCTGGTGGAAGGCGACCGCATCCTGCTGATCGGCCAGTCCACGGGCAGCCAAAACGGCGTGTACGTGGCGCCCGCGTCCGGTGCCGCCTCGCGCGCTGCCGACCTCGACGCCGGCAGCGAGTTCCCGAGCGCCGCCATCTTCGTCAGCGAGGGCACGGGCAACGCCGACACCGGCTGGGTGTGCACGAACGACGCTGTGACGCTGGGCAGCACGGCCATCACGTTCGTTCAGTTCACTGGTGCCGCCAGCATTGTGGCCGGCGACGGTCTGGCCAAAACGGGGAACACCCTGTCGGTGAACACCAGCAACGGCGTGCAGGTGCTGTCCGACAGCGTGCAGCTGAAGCTCAACGCCAGCAACCCCGGCCTGATCGCGGACAGCAACGGACTGACCGTCCGCATCAAGTCGAACAGCGGCATCATCAAGGATGGAGACGGTCTTTCCGTTGGCCTTGCCGCAAACAAGGGTCTGGAGTTCTCGTCCGGCGCGCTGGCCGTCAAGGCCACGGGTGGTGTGCAGATCGACGGCAGCGGGTTCGTCACCCTTCTGCTCGACGGTGGCACCCTGGGCCAGAGCGGTACGGGTGTCAAGATCGCCGACGGTGGCGTGGGCACCACGCAGCTGGCGAACGGGGCGGTGGTCACGGGCAAGATCGCCGACAACGCCGTGACGCTCGCAAAGGCCGGGTTCCGGCCCTACGCGCAGAGCTTCACCGGCGGCACCGCGCTCGCTTACGACTTGTCGCAGGACATCCGCAGCGAGTTCTACCCCGGCGTCATGGTGGCCCTGAACGGCCAGCTTCTTCTCTCCGTGGCCAGCACGCCCGGCGATGGCGAGTTCGTGGTGGATCGCAACACCGGCACCAGCAAGACCCGCGTCACCCTGGGCGGCACCGCGCCGACCGTGGATGACGTGATCACCGCGAACTACCTGGGCTGATGCCGTGGCTGTGCTCGTCCGCTGGGCCAGCCCTACCGGCGAGGTGACGCTGCGCGCCGCCTCGCTGGTGCAGCACCCGTTCCTGCAGGGGATGGTGGTGCTGCTGGCGGTGCGTGGGGTCAACGACCCCGAGCACCCCGACGTGGACGTGCACAGCCTCGCGCTGCGGCAGGCCGACCTTCGCTACGTGGTAGAGGGTCGTGAGATCCCCACCACGGATGCGATAGGCGCGCCTGCCGTGGCTACGGCTGCCGCTGCGGCGGCGCCGCCCGCCGACGCCATACCGCCTGCACGGCGCCGGGTGCAGCCGTGACGGCGGACGAGGTAGTGGGCTGGGCGGGCCTTGCCTTGTCCGCCCTGGTGACACTGGAGCGCGTGTGGGTTCGCACAAGTGATAGGACGCGGGAGCACATCGCCACCCTTCATCGTCGTTTGGACGAGCTGAAAACGGTGAGCGACCGCACGGAGGGTGCACAGCTTGTGCCTCGCGTTGCACAGCTGGAACAGCACCAGAGATCAGATCAGCAGCTACTTGCCCGCATTGACCAGCGACTTGTGAGCGTGGATCAATCACTACAGCAGATCCACACCACCTTGGAGCGCCTGCCATGACATACAGCCTGCGGGATGAACTGCTCGCACTGGTGATGGCTGCACGGGATGATGTGCACACCTGCCGTGTAGAGCTTGGCACGGCTCCACTGCAGATGGTGCGCAATCACCGTGAAGATGCGGCGCCCGCACCCACAGCGCCCATAAACACACCACAAGCCGGGCCGGTGTTGCGGGTAGCCGTTGCACGCAGGGGTGGTGTAGCGCGGCCCTAACAGGCTGCCTTGCCCCTTGCGGCGCGGGGTTAGCGGTGCGCCACGTGGCAACCGTAAACCCTACACCTCATCAGTCGCCGTTGTTGCTGGCAGTTGCCTTGTCCTCGTGTTCAAGCGAGGCCACGAAAGCCGACCATACGGCAGCTGCCGTTGCTTCGATTGTTGGCATCAGACCTTGCACTTCATCACGGCTAACGCCGTAGATCAGAGCTTTCATCCAGCGCCCGCCACCAGCCTGACCACTAACCGTAAACTCAACGCCACCGTCAAACCGTTGATTATTGTAGGTGTCCTCAAAGTCGGCATGGGTGATGACGTGAATGCTCGGCGCCCTGTCGTTTAGGCCGCACTTTGCTACACCAACAAGTCGCTTCATGTAGAAGCAGCGAGTAGCGCCTGACCTTTGGGCATCGGGGTATTCTTTGCCACCGAGGCCAACAATCACTTCGCATACCTGATCTTGTGTCACTATCCTATACCTCCTTCACTCACAATGACTTTGGCCATCCACGCTTTTTACACTGCACCGAGGAAGCGGTGCCCGCCGCGCATCACAGCGCCTCGGGCGATGCTGGCCACGCTGGCTCGCCGCGCAGCAGCCGGTGCAGCTGCCCGATGATGGGCACCAGCTGGCGCACGAGCGAGGTCGAGTCTGGATGGCCGCTGGACAATAGGTATGCAACCGCATCCAGCAGCTCGGGCAGTGCCTCGTTCAGCCCCTGCGGCCACGGTGCGCGCAGCTGCATTCCATACTTGTCGCGCCCCAAGGCGGCGCGTGCCTGTATGTCCACCAATAGTTGAGGTGGAAGGTTGATAAGTAGCCCAGTCTCCAGCGGGGTTGGTCCTTTTTCTTGATCGCATGGCACGGTGGCGCACGTGGCGGCGGGCGTGGGGCTTAGCCCCATAGCCAGCACCGTCTGTTCTGCCACCGCGTCTCTCCCAGCCTCAGTTCTCAGGCACGCCTTACACGACACTTTCGTTTCGTCGGTTGCCAGATCTTCTTCCCATTCCTTGCGCCCACAGGCGGTGATCCAAGGGGACCACGGCGCGGGTCCGTCTGCTCGTAGTGCAAGATGCAGGACCCGCGTCTTCATGTGCGACCCGTTGAGCCAAAGCCACCAGCCCCGCGCTCCGTTTCGTCCAGCTCGTCCACGGGTAGCCACACGCCCCTCAGCACCGGGGCCAGCACCAGCTGCGCGATGCGGTCGCCGCGCTCCAGCTGCACCGCATCCCGTCCGTGGTTCACCAGCAACACCTTGACCTCGCCCCGGTAGTCGCTGTCAATGGTGCCGGGCGCGTTGAGCACGGTGATGCCGTGCTTCATTGCCAGCCCGCTGCGTGGGCGCACCTGCGCCTCCACACCGGGCGGCAGCTGCAGGCTGATGCCGGTCGGCACCAGCGCGGTGCAGCCAGGGTCCAGCACTACGGCGGACGCGGCGCGTAGGTCCGCGCCTGCGGCCCCTTTGCTTGCGTACTCGGGGAGGCCCACAGCAGCAGGCGATGCGTGCACGAGCACGTGATGGTCACGGGTTGTCATGGTTCATCCTTTGTTTTGATTGCAGGCCAGACGCCCGCCATCCCGTTCTCGCCAAGGCAGGCAAGCGCAGCGAGCGCCAGCGCCTCGCCCCGCACCTGCGCCGTCCACTCGCCCCTGCGCGGGTCTACGTGCGCCACGTAGCCCTCCGCGTCGTGGTGGGTGTGCCACTCGGGGTCGTGCGCCCACAGGGCCGCCAGCAGCAGCGCGGCGGTGGCGTCGTCGTCCAGCGCGGGCGCGCAGGCCGTGGCCCGCATCGTCAGCTCCACCAGCCCGCGCGCGTGCACCCGCAGGCGCAGGTGCGGCGCCCGCTGCACGTGCTGGTGCCCCACCACCCGCAGCAGATCCGCGCAGCCGGGCGTGCGCACCGCACAGCCGATGGGCCAGCGCCACCACGGCGCGGCAGCCACACGTTGAGGCAAGGTTAGCTCTTGCACGACACAACCCGCGCACGCACTTGCTGAACACCCATAGCGCGAGCCTGGGCCGTGCTCTCAACCAGCAAGTCCAGATGCCGGTCTGCTCCGGGTTGTTGGCGTGTGCGAGGACCAAGCCTGTCAGCCACCTGCACACGATGCTTGTCGCCTCCAAGCTCCAGCTCCAGACATGTGCCGAGCGGCCATGCCTTGCTTGCAGCAACGACTTGCAGGCGGTGGTCCGCACGCCGCCCGTCCGCCATGACACCACTGCATCCAGTGCAGTCGGCTGTGTAAGCCGTGAGCTTGACCATTAGAACCAGACCGATTGCAGGCATCAGCCTTACTTTCCTTGCAGAGCTGCGACTACGTTTTTGGCCTTGCCCTGCTCAACCAGCATCATCAGGTCCATCAGCGTGGTCATCGGCATCTCAATCGTCCAGCTGATTGCGAAGCAGGTAGAGCAAACCCTACGGCGACACTGCCAGCTCTCATCAATACCACCCCACGCCATCGCCGCGCGCCTCGCTGCGATCGGTGTATCTGGATGCGGGGTGCAACGGCTGTCTACAACCTTTGTCCCACTGTCACACTTCTCACACAGTAGCCCTGACATGATGCCTCCACTCATATGTAGGTCCTCCGGGCGCTTGACGCACGCCTGCGCTACGCTGTCTTTGAGGTGAAGATTGGCCACTCACGCTTGGAACGACCGGGTAGCAGGAGCAGCGGACGGGCGACCCACCACCAGCGGCCAGCTCGTCGTGCTTGGTGGTGAAGTGTCTGCCCTCACCACCTTAGTGATTGACGGTGGTGCGGCAATACACCACCTTCACGTAGAAGCCCATAGCGGTGACGCCACGTTTACGTTCCCCAGCGGTGCGTTTATGCACGTACACAACGGCGATAGCGTGACGCTGGACTTCCACGGCCTTCTGGCCGGCGGCACCTTTCTGATGGATGGTGGTGGTGTGCACTACCTTATCTCATACCTGCCGCCGGGCTGAACCGGGCGGCGGCATGAGATGCGGCCTTGCGTCTTAGAGCTTTTCCAGCTTGGCGAGCCTCATAAGGAACGAGCGCGCCTCCGGTCCAGGCTCAATCACAACCCAGCCCTTGCCCACCACCTCGGCCACGACCATCGGCGAGTCAGCCAGAACGTGCCAGCGTGTTTTCTGCTCCAGCCACCACGTTGACTGGTCATTCAGATCTCTTTCCGGGTTGGGCGCGCACGACATCCAGCAGCTGCCAGCGACACGATGCTGCTGTCCGCCGAGGTCATCGGGCATCTGCAGCCAGTTAGGCGAAAAGCTGGGGTCGAACACCACCTGCCCGTCAGCCCCCACGCTTTTGTTATCGCCAGCTTCCCGTATTGTCCAGATAGTCATGTTTTGATCTGCCTTACTGTTTGCTGTACCGTGTTGCGCTGCCGTTATATTGTAGGGTGTTAGCCCTGTGCACGCACCGGCCATGCGTTGCCAGTGCTGGCGCGTATGGGCACCCTATGCGCCCCGTTACAGGCCCCTACGCGCCCCTACGCGCCCCTGCGCGCCCCTATGCGCGCAGGTTAGGACGCACCCTTTCTGTCAGCGCGATGCCTTCCCGCAACCTACGCACATCATCAGTCGTGGCATGACGCGGGGCGGGCGCTACCGGCACTCCATGATGCGCAGCAAGACGCAACACGACCGGATGCTTCGTAAAGCACAGCTGGCAACCGTATGCGCCATGTTGAATGACGCTATCGAGCCAGTCGATTGCGTTGTTGTAGGCGATGCGCTCGTGCCACTTTGCCTGCTTAGGCAGTGCGCTCAGCTCTAACTGCAGGTCGGCCTGCAACCTCGCACAAGCCGCACGCTGTTCCCCACTTACTGCCTGTTTGTAGTCAATCATGGTGGCCCCCTTGCACCACCATACTAACATGCAGGCAGTTATGCGCAACAATCACTCATGGCAGCAAAGGGAAGTCGTCACGGTAGTCTGCCAGCAGGCCAGTCTCTTTGTAGACCCGCGCTCTTTCATAATCAATGTCCAGCACGGTCCTCCGTCGCTCAGCAAGCAGGTGAGGTGGGAACACTGTGGCGCGTGCGGCCCACAAGGGACCCATATCCACGTCAGTTCGACCACTTTGAGACAGTATCCGTCCTGCCTCACGGTCTATGTCCCGCCCGATGTAGTAGCGACCCTTGGTCAAGCCGTAGAAGTCGCAGAGGATGCTTTCGGTCATTGCGAAGTCAATGCCGTGTCTTGCCCAGGGGATGCGGGGGTTTGGAAACAGGCTGCGTAGCTTGGCCAGTAGCGCGTCACCATACACCTGCATGACCTCCGTGCTGGTTTCCGCTGATAGGCCCGTCAGCACCACCAGTCCCTTTCGTGGGCCTGTGGCTCCTTCCAATCCAAGGGTTGCTGGCTGCACTGGTAGCTGGTTCACTTTCTGTAGCAGCTCAGCTGTCGTGTAAGCGCCCCACCTTCCGTTACCCCACACGCCTTCCAGCCTGTTCAGAAGGCTTAGCCAATCTGCCTTTTCGTTACCAGTGAAGTCATGTGTGAAGAAGCTGTAGAGGCTCCCGTGCGGTCTGGCTTGCGATGCCAATGACTCAACATGCTTGCAAACACTGCTTGCTCGCAGGTTGCGTCTTTGCGTTCCGATAGACCATCGGTCCGCTATTGCTGGAAGTGCCTGCATCGGACGTGTTGTTGTCCACGCACAGTAGGCTGATCCCAGGTTGTAGAAGGCCATGTAAAGGAAGCTGGACCACAAGCCTTCATCAACACTCGTGCCGCGCTGTAGGTGCACCAGCATCGGATGGAACGGGTCGTAGTCGAGCGTTTCCAGCTGACGACGTGCAAAGCGAATGAACACAGACCACAAGGGCCATGACGTTGGATCAAGCGCATCTGTCATAGATCTCTCCACAGCGGCAACGTGGCGCAGGCAAAGCCGCCCCCCATTGCCCTGATGTTAGCCATCGGCAGAACATGAACTTTGATGCCTTTTTTCTCCAGCATGGCTCGCACTCCTGGGCAGTCCTCTGCCATCACGACTTCCGCCCTGTCCAGCACGAGCCAGTTCATGCCGAGCTTGCTGCCAACCTCATCATTGACATTCAGACTGACGCACTCGCCCGTCCATCCTGGCAGTGGCTCGACATCTGCGCGGTGGTAAAGCACCCCGTTGAGGATGCGGTTGCCACCCAGCAGGTGCTGAGGCACATCAGGTCCACGCTTTTTGGTTCGATAGAGGACTTGATCTGATGGAAGCTGCGAGCGCATCCATAAGGCCATGCCTTGTGTTGTGCGCCGTCCGGTTGCGATTGCCCATCGGCCCTGCGAAAGCGGAAGCAGGTCTGCTCCCTCACCATAGACATCATCTGGCGCGCACACTGCCTTGATTCCAAGCCTTTGCAGCTCGTCAGCCACCCTGTCTCGTTCTGGCGCACGATGCGGCACTGGACTGCGCATCAGATACAGCGTCTGATTGACGACGGCGCCGTAATCGCGCGCATACAGGCCATCAAACAGCGTTGCGTCGGCCACGTCGACAACAACAAGCTGCAAGCGCGATCGCAAGAAGTCGTGGAATGCTTCCACTTCTGCCATCAGACCCTTTGCGTCTGGCATGGCGAGCCAGCTTGCGGGAACAGCGGCCGGCAAGGATGCCGCAAGCTTGTCAGCACTGGATACCAGCACTGAACGTAGCCGACCATCCGGGTTGACGACCTGTAACCCTACCACTGGACACCTCCATTCACGTAACCCAGCTGCTCCATGAGCTGTGTAACGTCATTCCTCTCCATCAAGCCTGCAAGTTCTGGCCGCTTGGTTGCCCAGCGTCTTTCAGCCGGCTGTTCTGTCGCCATCACTGTACGTAGCCGTGCCTCAACGGCAATCCCACAAGCGGCTGCTATTCGTTGCTCTGCTTGCGGCCTCCACAAGTCCTCGTAGTGGAGATGCCCCACCAGCGGGTGCAGAAGCGCAGCCGTGTTGGCGGCAACCCATTGCAGCACACAGGCATCAAGCAGTCCTCGTGTCGCGTGCCATCCTGGCGGCACATCAAAGCACCACCAGTCAGGCATCGCCGCCCCATCAGGCGCTGGTAGTCGATATGACCAAAAGTGTGGACCAAGCCACCCATCAAGCAGTCCGTTGACAGTCCCCGGCGCGCTGCGTCTTAGGTGTAGGTAGTGAACCGGACTGTTTGGAAACAGCGCCTCCACCAGCCCACGTCGATAGACGAGTTGTGGTGTTTTGAGTATGAGTTTGACGCCGTTTAGGCTACCCGGCTTCACCGCATCTGCTATTGGAACCAGTGGCGGCTCTTCCAAGACCGTGAGATTGGAAGCGGGCGGTCTGCTGCAACCGTCATACCAGCCTTCGTCCAGCTCCAAGCCCATAGGAGACTGAAACAACAGGCGACGCTGATGCCAATCAGAACCATGAACCAGCGGTAGAGGTTGCGACCATAGGCGCAGATCCGTGCGGACAAGCGCGCGCAGTTCTTCGATGTTTGTGAAGGAAGTGACCTCGTTACTTCCATCTACGCCTTGCGCGTTACCAGTCAATCGCAGGTATGGCTCAATCTCTCCTGGCAAGGCCGCGACGGCATCGCACCGGGCCAGCAGGTCATGCACCGTGCTGCTTCCACTACGGCTCGCAGACAACAACACCACTACACACGATGGATCACCGTGTACGGGTGATGCCGTGTCCAGAAGCAAAGCTTTCACTTTCGCAAGATCTGGCTCTGCAAGTGCGACTGGCGATGCGCTCACCGCAACAGTTCCCGTATTGCCTGGGTGACTTCATCCGGCCTCATTTCATCAGTCTGCAGCCGTACCGCGTCGGGGAAGCTGTCAGCAAACCGTGCCGCCTTCGTGTTGCGGCCGAGCATCCATGTTGGGTTCTGCGTGCTGCCCCTGGCTGTCCGTCTGGCTGTGAGTGTTGCGTCACTGGCTTGTAGATGAACACACACAACACGGATGCCAGGTAGGCCGTCAGTGAACTGACGGCAGGTAGAGGTTGTAAAGCGGTCACCATCCAGCACAAAGCCATGCAGGCGGTGATCTTGCAACAGAACATCGCGCATGTACGTCAAGCACTCTGCCGCACCGTCGTAGGGAACGGTGTCGCCGCCATCATGGCCGCCCTTTACGTAGTGACCAACGAGAGCAATCGGCGCACTCAATGTCCACTTTGGGGACTGAACAAGCGCGGTGGCCCACTTGTCGAGTAGTCCGGTGAGCGCAGTGCTTTTACCTACACCGGGCGCTCCGACGACGTAAAGCACGGTCTTCACAGCGCACCCCTGGCCTTTGCTTTTTGCAGCTCTGCCTGCGGGCTGCCGCAGCCGAC